ACGTTGATTATAATAAACTAAGCATCAATGTTGGTAAATCTCCATTAAGACAGTTTACTCCTACACATGCTGATTATAATCCTACAACAGGATTCATGACACTTACAATAGGTCGTCATAATTTAAGAAGAGGAACTGCAGTCAAGATTGCTACAAACTCAATAACATTCAGATGTGCTCAAGATGACTACGCTACAGATCATTCATATCCTAGAACAACTGATCCTAACTACAATACTGCAGTCACAATCACTGATGTCACTGATGATACAATCACTGTTCAAACATTAGCAAGCACACCTTCAACTAATACATCTAATCACATATTCGTTTCTGCTACTGCTAATTCAATTACAACTGGTGGTAATTACTCTCACACATTTGTATCTGCAACAAGTAACGGAGTTACAAGAGCACTTCTTCAAACAGGTGGTAATTATACACATAAATTTGCATCTGGACTTGCTAATGGTGTATCCACAGGTGGTAACTACACACATACATTTGTTTCTGCTACAACCAATGGAATTGATGTTGCAGGAGACTCTGTAATTATTTCAGATAATTCGATATCATTCACATGTACTAAAGATAATAACACTACAACTCATACTTACCCAAGATCCACTGACCCTGCATCTGCACAAGTATTACCTATTTCTGCACACACTACAGATACCTTTACTGTTAATGTTGGTGCATCCAAGGCAGATGATCAGTATGCACATACATTTACTGCAGCAAATTCAAATGCTGTTACTAAAGTATTCTACTCATTATCAGATTGTTCTGATGTAATTACAACTCAGAATAACTTAGTTTCAATATTAACTGATACATTGAATAATGCTATTACAGCATCTCCTACAGATCATCTTGCATCAGTTACTTCTGTATCTCCTGCTGCTGAATTTATTGGTGGTAGAGTCAGAGGATTTAAAGAAGTACCATTCCCAGTATCATACCACGATGCAACTAATGATCTTATATACACAAATCAGATTGATGTTGATGGTCAGTATAGATTCAGAGACGCTGCATACTTAATTCGTGCAAATAGCAGTGTTATAGTTGATAAAGCAACTTATGACATGCTAACTCTTTATCCTGATCTTGCATTAGACCTACCAGGAAATGCTAATGGTACATCTACTGATGGAACATTACAAAAGAAAACTGACCTAACATTACTTGTTCAAGCAATCGCTGATGATATTGAAAATGGTGGTAATGCAAGAACTGTAGAAGAAACAAACTTCTATCTTGGAAATAATAACGAAGTAAGACGTATTCGTTTACAGATTCAACAATCTGTATATGCTCATGAACGTCTTGGAGTTTATATCAAAGAAGCAATTACTGGAGATTTAACTTATGACAATACAAATGATATTATTACAGGTGACTGGGATACTGTTGGCAATAACGTTTCTACTTACTTTGATGGTGTTAAGACTGAGGTTGACAATCTTATCACGACGATCAATGACATGATTGCACCCACCGATAATGATTACGATATCGGTGCTGACAGATTATATTTCAACAGACAATATATTGTTGAAGAGGTAACTGGTTTAACAACAACAGAATTTACTTATTCATTAAATGCTATTACATATAACGCATTTAGTTATCCTGGTTCTGGTAGAACAGAAGTAGTAGTTCAAGATAATTTAAAGGATATTTTACTTGGTGTAATATCTGACTTACAAACTGGTGGTACGAATAGCACCATACAGGCTATGGAAACATATCTAAATGCAAGTCTACAAATTCAAACTATAGAAGATGAACTTCCTGCATTCATATACGCTATAGAGCAAATGGGTGTTATAGGTGAGTTTGCATTAAACAATAGATTATATGATTTCAATAGTGGATTTACTGCACCTGATTATGCTGCATTAAAGACTGATGAAACTGCATACAGAGATACAGAATCACCTACAAGTATTTCTACAGTAATTACTAGGTTCAAAGAGTTAATTAAGATTGCAGTTAACTTCTTATCACCTGCTAGATTGACAGGTAGAAGTGCTGCTAAACATATTCTTTACAACTACAATTACTATAAGGAAGAGATTACACAACAGGTTAATACTCAGTTTGGTTCAGGTTCATGGACATATGATACTTTCTTGACAAATATCACAGATGATATGGTTCATGATATCATCACAACTGATCTATCAGATAAGACGACTGCATATGAAATTACACTTACAAGTAATATTGGTAATTATCAAGTTGGTGAAGTAATACATTCAAGTAATGGTGCATATGCAAAAGTATTAGAATGGAATGAAGATACAACATTCTTAGTTGTTGCTCCATTTGTAGGAACACAATGGGCAAATGGTAATACTATTGTTGGTAGAACATCTCTTGCAGTGGGTGTAGTAAATGCAGTTGGTTCTGGATATGACTGGTATAATAATCCTACAAACGTACAGACTATAGCACATGCTAGAACTCTTTCATCAAATATAACTGGTCAAATTGCAGGTATAAACCTCTTTACTAATCCAGAAGCGATCGCAACAGATTGGACTGCTACTGAAGCAAGTATTGTAAACGATAATATTGCTGCTCCTGATCTTACAATTACTTCTGAAAAGATTGTACCAAGCACTAATAGTGCACTTCACACTTTAAATAGAAACTTTAACTTAAATGCGTTTGATACATTTGATGATGGTACAATTAAGTTTGACGCAACTAATCAGAGATTTGACGAAGGTGCTGTCACATTAACTGCATCTCAGACATTTACATTCTCAGCATTTATCAAGGCAGGTGGATATACATCAGTTCGTTTCCAAATGGCACTTGATGAGGGAACATCTGCTGTACAAAGAATATTCTTTGACCTTAATCTAACTACAGGAACTATCGGTTCTGTATTCACACCTCAAGGTGGTATGATTAATGAGGCAGCTGGTGTAGTTCCTCTTGGTAATGGTTGGTATAGAGCATTTATTACAACTACATTCTCCTTTGGTTTCTCAACCCTATCTAATAAAATTATTATCAATAATGCTTCAGGTGCTCAGTCATATGCAGGTGATGGAACTAGCGGAATCTATCTTTGGGGTGTTAAACTTACTAAAGGTGCACTTGATCCTTATCAGTCTGGAGATGGTACAGTATTCTTCTCAGATAATGAATACAACATCAAGCAGTATGCTATCAATACACTTCAGACATACATGCAACAGGCACTTGATAATACTCTTACAGAACCTTCACCTAATGCAGGATTCTATAAGTTCTATGACTCAGCTGAAGCTGCAAACTATACTACTAAATCAATTGGTAGACTTATAAGATACAATCTTGATATAATTAGAAATCAAATTAAGACTGGTACATACTATACTCAGATTACATCTCAAAGTGGTATCACAGTTCCTGCCAAGACATATGGAGCAAGATCTCTCCCAGTCGGTCTTTCAGGTGGATTAAGTAATGCTGATTATGCTTATGGTTTATCCAGTAACGTATATGGTGAAATTGAATCTATAGTTGAAAACTCAGGTAAGATAGTTCAGGTATATCAAAGATTTAGAATCGATGGTGATATAACAGATGGTCCTTACACCATGAATGAAGTAGTACAGAAACAAGGTAATGCCTCTGTAACTGGTGTAGTTTATGGATTCCATGAAGATGAAAACTACAAGTATCTTGATGTTAAGGTGACTGCAGGTCCTTGGGCAATCACTGATAATATTGTTGGTGCAACCAACTCTACAACTGCTCAGATAAGTGCGATCGAGAGTCGTATTCATATTATTGATCTTGAAGGTGACTTCCCAGATAATATACCATTCAAGGGTTATACATCTACAAATACTGCACAACCTGCAGGAGCGTTCCTTAAGAATGAAGCAGCAGTAACAGATAATACTGGTGGTACACTAACTGTTGATACTGCAACTTTACTAGGATCATTTGAAGTTAATTCTGTTGTATATCCTGAGAGTTCTAGACAATTCCTTGATGTTATTAAGTATGATGGATTAGAACTTAAAGTTGGTGCTAAGATTGCATCTACTGGAAATATAAGATTTGGTATTAATATTATATCCAACTTAGCAACATTTACAGTTGGTAATAGACTCTATAAGATTGTATCTGGTGTTCAAGATCTGAATACTTATGCAATAATCACTGGTGTAGATATTCCAAATAATTATGTCTACGCACAAGAGTTCCAAGGAACATTGACCAATGGTGATATTGTTGGTGATTACGGAGTATCAAGTTTCCCACAAGGTTACGCAAGTATTACTACTAAGGTAGTCACTGCAGGTGCTGCAACAGCAACAGTTCAAGACATCAAGACAGTTGGTACACTTAAGAGAGTTTATCTAAGTGATGTAGTAGGATCATTTGATACTAACGATGCAGTTAAGAGTATTGATAATTATAAGGCAGCAGTTTTCTCTAAAGGTGATCTTAAGGCACGTGTTAAGAGATCATTCAAAGGATTTGATGGTGTACAAACAACCTTTAATCTATCTCAGAA